CAATTGCCTGCTAGGTACTCGAAGTACTTTAGCCCCGAGCTGAGAATCAAAGACAAAGCCGGGCCATTGATTTGGATCCATTGTCCGTAGTACTCCCTGAATGACGGGTTTATTATAAACAATTCCGTCAGAAAGAGCATGTGTGACACGTGATCCCAAAGTTCCGGCTTTGATGAAATTGTCATCAATAGAATTTTTGAGTATGTCGTAAATCGTACGTTCCAGTTTTCGCTTGAGAGTCGATCCAAGGACATCACTATTCATTTTTGTTCCGACCTCCCTCCTCTGATAAAAACTTCGAAATAGAAATAGAAAAACCTGACCCTAACACCAATTTTTGTAACTCCCGCTTAAAAATTGAAAACAGCGGGCAAAAATTGAGATTAAAGTAAAGACCCAGCAGCAATGAGCAGAGGGTTGATGAGAGAAGCATTATTCTTGTAAAACGAAGCCGCAGATCCAAGTGTTCGCTTGATCCACTCCAAATGTTTTCCATTTGGACCACACATTGATTGTTGAGATTTGATCACGGTCCAAGCAGCATCACAGCATGCTTGGGAGCCGATGAGAGCCAAAGTCTCAAAAATTGTGTATTTGGTGACAAATTCGTAAACAATATAAACCATGACTCGCATTGTTTGCTGAGTTGTGTTCACAGTTGAATCAGGTGAAAAAACGCCAGAGCAGATGATTGCGGGGTAATCACTTGCGTTCATGTTCCCAGGGGATTTGAAAGCAATGTCGCCCACAGATTCTGGAGCCCATATCCATAGGCCCCATCCTTGATCTTGCCATCATAAGCTCTGTCGACCTTTCTGAGGTTCTCAAAAAGTTGAAGTTGACCAATTTCCCCACCATTGTTCTGGGCAAGGTAATTGTTTTGAAGAGAATCGTATGGCACGTATGCCATTGCAATCTCCCCTCCATTGTTCAAAAGGGTTCCCATATAAGTCACGAGAACAGCCATTGCAACAGGACGAACTTCTTGAAGAACGCCAGCATCGGTGTAAACAGCAGAAGATGAAAAATTTGCAGCAGTGATGGTGACATAAGTCGCAGAAACTTGACTGACGATTGGGTCAGGAGTAGCATCAGCGAGTCCAGATTGGGCGTTGTCGAGGCAAAAACCAACAAAGTTCTTTCCAGGCGAAGAAGCAACTTGAGCAGTTGCCGAAGCAATGTAAGTTGTGTTTATCGCTGTGGTTGGAGTCGATTGTTGATTGATGTTGATTCGAGTAGCCTCTCTGGATGTCGACACAAAATTAATCGCCTCAAAAGTCGAGGACGTGTTGCTGATTTGAAATTTTGCTGTGATTGAAACATTCCAATCACCAAATGGAAGAACAATAATACCAGCAGTTGTTGTGGTGAAACCTGGAGCATTGGGAGAATAATACTGAATCAGTGGAGCAGTGTTGATGGAATCTTGAACACCACCTGCACCACTTACTAAAACAGTTCGGCTTAAATCACTTGAGGCACCGACAGTGAAGCTTGTTCCTTGGTAGGATGGAGCTTGTGTTGTTAGGAAACCTTCGTTTGAATCAAGTCGAGGATCATTTCCACCTGAACTGCCCAGGTAAGAAGAAGCTGCACCCCAGTCAATTTTGTCCCAAGTGGACATAACTGCAGTTGCATGAGCTGCCGAAGCAACAGCTGCTTGGTAATGTGTTGGATCTGAAAGATCGCCGAGTTTTGGTGAAACGGCGAATGAAAAACGACCAGTATTGTACTGGTCTTGTAAAATTGGGACTGAGAAAGAATTGATTGATCTCAAGACTCCAGTTGGCCTTGCGAAGCCATCAGGTACTCGAGCAATATTTTGTGCTGGATCAGCCATCGTTTTGACGTAATCATACGTTGGATTCCCTTTGGAAACGGTGTTTCCGGTGTTGTTCCAGAGTCTTTCTCCAGTTCCATTTTTAAAAATTGGCCGTGGTACCTTATTTGACAAGGGAAAAGCACCACGTGGCACCCTGACCCGAGTTCGCACAACAGGAGCAACAAAGTCGCGCATCTTGAGAGGACGCGCTTTCTTTTTCGCTGCTGAAATTTGGGCGATTCTCTGGTCATATTCTTGTTTGGTGATCTTCCCATTTTTGAGTTTTTTGTTGAGTTTGCTTCTTGGTGAAGGCATGTATCCTTGTTGAATTATTGGGTTCCCCAAATAATTTCTTTTTGTCACCTCCAAACCACCGTCCCTCGAAAGGGACTGACGAAAGTATTCAAGCGAAAAACAAGAAGTCACATCGGTAATGCTCACCGGATTTGGAACTTCGATATCAGAACCCTCCTGACACAACCAGAATGAATGACAACCCCCAAGGGTCGGAATTTTTCTGTGGGCCAATTGTAAGGGATATTTATCCTGAAGATAATCAAGGTAGTCTTCAACCACCTTAAAAGTATCAAAATCGAAAGAAACCAAAAGAAGCAATGTCACAGCGCGATCAAAAACTTGTTCGATCGTGTATGAACATTCATATTTTTCAAGCGTATTCAAAGTCTTGAGAGCAGAAAATTTTGGAACGTAAGTTTTCAACTGATCGTTCCATGTTGCGGTTAAACCAAGGAAAGTATGACCTTCAAAGGTATCCGTAACAAGATCTTTTTCTCTACTAAGATCGCACCCATGTTTTTTGTACCCCATTTGTCGGGGCTCAAACTCGCCAAATTTGAGGGATTTTTCAGCTACTATGAGATGGTCATCTGCATAGATGGCAAGATTGATTTTGTTCCGATAGTCCTCAAAAAGAGAACAGCCATATCTTTGTCGCCAGAAATCGCAAAGGACATAAAGATGTCCAATACAATTGTCATCGGTTGTTGACGTTTGACCTGAAGGATTTCCGAACATCTTCTGAAGAACTTGACCAGTGGTAAGACCAATGTACGATTCCATTATTTCTTGGTAATAGTAATTGGTGCGTTGCCACCATTCTTTTTCAGAC